TTTCCGTCAACCGCAATAGCGACATTTCCCCAGCACCATCGTGCCAATGGGTTTACTTCGTGGCTCAACAGGCCTTTTTTCATCAGCTGTTCAATCATCTTCATGGCCGGGCTCAACTGCGCCATGGTTTGCTGGATTTCCACAACATTCACGTCTTCTCTCATCAGCCCTTGCGTCAGCATCCGGCTGTTCCATGGGTCGGCGCCCAAGACGGAAAGATCATACTGTTTGCTTGCGTATACAATTTTTGCTTGGACAAAATCATAATCCACAACATTCCCGGGCGTGGCCGTCAAATATTTCTGGTTCACCCACCTGTCATAAGGTACATGGTCACGGGTAACACGTTCTTTCATATTGTCTTCCGGTATCCAGGCATCATAAAGTGTACGCCATTCCGGGATCCCGTCCTGTGGCGGAAACAAATAGCATGCTGCCGTAATATCCGTCGTACTGGAAAGATCAAGTCCGACATAACATTTTTTGCCGACAAGATCGGATAGGTTCCAATTCCCTTCCGTCTTGTCCCACAAGCTTAACGGCTGCCATCCGGTCCGCTTTAAGGATATCCATTGGTTCAGCCGCAGCCACCGGAAAAGTCGCTCGGATGCTTCACTGTTGCGCGCTGCCAGTGCTTCCTGGCGAACAGATTCAATGCTGATCGTTTGGCCAAGCGAAGGGTTCGCTTTGTACCAAGTCTTCTCATCAAAGATGTCATCATCTTCATCAGCACCATACATTCTGACATACCAGGTCGGATCCGACAGTTCTCCATCCCGTATTTTCCTGGCATGCTCATGGATTTCCCAGCCGATTGATTTCCGGTCCGGATCGTCGCCGGCCGTTGTAATCACCCACCATAACGGTTCTTTACGGGCCGCACCGGCGCCGAAAGTCATGATATCCCACAAATCACGGTTTGGCTGTGCATGCAGCTCATCGAAAATGACGACCGTTGGGTTAATGCCGTGCTTGGTGTATGCTTCCGCTGATAGAACCTTTAAAATGGTACCTGTCTCGACATTTGCAATCTCTTTCCGGCTCTCTGTCACCTTCAGCAATTTTTTCAGTTCGTCATCCTGGTCAATCATGCTGACAGCTGCTTTATAAACCAGACTGGCCTGGGAACGGTCGGCCGCACAGCAATAAATTTGCCCTTGGGGACCGTCGCATGTTAAGTGATAAACCCCGAGGCCGGCGATTAACGTCGTTTTTGCATTCTTCTTTGGAATTTCCAAATAAGCGTACCGATACTGCCTATATCCCTCATCATTCACCGTGCCATAAACATCCCAGATCGTTTCATACTGCCAGTCCATTAAAACAAAAGGCTGACCGTAAAAGTCGTCAACCAGTTTCAGCATTTGAATGAACTCAATGGGCTCCATGGCTCTTGCTTTATCAATCCGCACGGCTACCACCCGCGCGTTTCTTTAAAAATTCAGCCATTGGAGATTGCTTCTCTTCTTCAGGTGGTTTCTTTGGAATGGCTCTGATGCGGGCAGTCGGATTCAGAAAAAGACGGTCCTCAATCTTCAAGATTAAGTCCCGCTTTTTGGTTAGCTTGGTATCGCAGCTGTTGAGCAGTTTGTAAATCTCAATCTTTTCTTTTGGATCTTCTTCCTCTTCAAGAAGTGCATGCAAAGAATCGGCCTGCTCCTGAAGTGCCCGCTCTTCACTTATCATCATGCAGTATCGGTTGACGATCTGCTCATCCAAGCCGTCAATGTACTGGATGCTCTTATAAAGTTTTTTCAGCCGTAAAAATTCTTTGTGGGCTACAGGATCAGATTTGACGGCGGGCGACTCTTTGATCTTTGTTCCAGTATAAAGGGACTTTTCATAATTTTCTCGGTGCTCAAGTTCTGCTTTCGTCCGGCGATCCTTGTTCCCCTCCATTTTGATCAGCTGCACTGGTTTTGACGGCCTGCCCGCCATTCCAATCACCCCCTTAAAAAATTTTCATTTTGCGAAAAAAATTCACGCGAAAGTGGACGCCGTTCGGCAGACGGTCCACCCCGTACTTTTTTAGGGGCCCCCGGTCCTCATGCAAGGTTTCCGTACTTTCGTTTGTCTTCCGCTGTCTTGGCATTATGGCATGAAACACAAAGCGACTGAAGATTGCTTTTATTAAGCCGCAAACTCCAATTAACCCGTACCGGAATGATATGGTCAACAAGCGATGCTGGTACGATTTTTCTATGTTTGAGACACATCTGGCATAGTCCATGGTCTCTAACAAGCACCAACTTCCTTGTCATTTCCCATTGCCTCGACTTATAGAAGCGCGTGACCCGCTCGTCTCGTGTCAGATTGTATTCACGATTAGTATCTTTCCTATGCTCATCACAGTAGCCGTTCGTGGTAAGATTGCAGCAGCCGGACTTTGCACATGGCCGCAGTGGTTTGCCTGGCATGCTGATCACTTCCTGCGAACTGCGCCGTTATGCCGGCCATACCTGTCACGATAGATCCCCATCAGGTATTCTAATTCTTTACGCCGCAGTTTCTTTTGCTTCTTCTCTCTGAATTTCGATTTCATGGTCAACACCTTCAATCGATAAAATAAAAAGGAACCGACTGTGTGTCGATTCCTTTGCTTACTTGTTCATGGTATTAATGTAATACATGCAGACGAAAATGCTCTGCCTTTATCTTGCCAAAATCCTGCCACTTTTTATATTTTTCTTACCCGAATACTCAATCCCTTCTCTTTATCTAACATTTGGCTTACAGGAATAATCAACGAGTATTCTGTCATATCACCAATTTTTATTATTATTGCATTTGATGAAGGTTTATTTAAAATAACTATCCTATATTCTTTCTGATATGAGATCTCATCACTTTTCCAAAAAAAGAAACTTGGGTCTTGTTTATAAAATGATTGCATTCTTTCTTCCTGATTTACATTGAAGTCCGCATACTTTACAAGTGATGATCTATATTGAATCCCTTGCTCTTCAAAAGACTTGGTGAAATTATCTACAAAACCATCTCTTAAAATTATTAAGCTATGATCACCAAACTCAGAGATAAAGTTTTCTTTCTGTTGATCTGTTAAATGTAAAATTGTATAGAAGTAATCATCATCCTCCTCTACAATTTCTAGCATGCTTGAATCAATTGCAGTCATACAAAATAAATGGATCCCCATAAATTCATCTAAACGCATTACTGCTTGCTTAGCCTTTCCTTTTAAAAGGGTTTCGTCCGTTTTTGGATCTCTGAATTCTAACGTAATCTCTTTCAAAACATGGCTGCCCTCAAAAGAATCTCCCATACCCTTTATGCCGGTTTGTTTTTCCAAGTCTATAAAATATTTGAGATTATTCATATAAAGATTACCTTGCTGTAATTCCTCAAGATATTCCTTCTTAGAGAACTTTAGAAACCCAAAAACAAACTGACGATACTGTGGTAATTCTGATAACAACTTCATATTCTTCCGCCACCTCTTACCCATATCTTATATTTTGTTGAACTGCCCCAACCGCCGGAATCCTTATCACTACTGCTTCAATCATACATCAAAAATAGAGTTAGACACTAGATTTTTTTCGGGTAACTGATAAACTGGCAAAAGAAAAAAGCCCATCTGTTCGATTAAACAAATGAACTCAGATTTTGAAATTGGTCATTGCCTTGTCCATACTGTCCTGGTTGACGCCAATGTATCGAAGCGTGATGTCCGGAGAAGAGTGGTTGAATATTTCCTGTAGCATGGCCACGTCTTTATTTTGTTTGTAAAAATGATAGCCGAATGTCTTTCTTAATGTATGAGTACCGATATCTCGCAGCTTAAATTTCTTTGCGGCCTTCTGCAAAATCTTGTAGGCCATGCTCCTGCCGATCGGTTTATTTACGCCCTGGCGGCTTTTAAATAAATACTCATCATCCGGTTTACCTTCAATGTATGGCTTTAATTCTTTCCTAAGCGAAGACGTGATCCGGATCATCTTTTGCTTTCCGGTTTTCTGCTCACGCATAATAATGTGAGTGCCATTTACATCTCCAACCGTTAATTTTAAAATGTCGGAAATTCGCAGACCAGTGTTCAGGCCGACAATAAACATTAAGTAATTGCGGATATTATCTTCTTTGAAATAACGTTTTATGTCTTCAATTTTATCTGGATCACGGATTGGCTGGACAAAGTTCATCTTCCTGCACCGCCTTATCTTTATAAGCTTCGATTTTCAAAGCAAAAGCAAGTTTGTAAAAAGCGCGTGACTTAATTCTGTGGTACGTCCGTTCGCTAATGTTCAAACCATTGTACACTTCATAATCAAATACATCATCCTCCGTCATATACCGGCGGATGAGGATTGCCCGCTCCTTAAACCCGAGACGGTTTACGGACATGGAAACTTTACGGATATAATCGCTCCGCTCGCGTTCATAGTCCACATTCTTTACTGCAGCTTCTTCAGTTGAGGAGTGAAACTGGTTGGTGTTGCTTGGTGGAACCAATGAATAGCTTGAGGTTACTTTTGGCACCTGGTCCAGTTCCTGCGTTAGCAACAAAACCCTATACTTTTCCAATGCACCTTCCACCCGCTTCCTTGTCTCTTCCCGGTCAATCTCTGCCAGCTGAAAACTCAATTGTTCCATCATTGTTCCTCCTTCCAATAAAAAAACGGACACCAACCATCAGCAACAAATGCTGAAAGTCAGTGTCCGCACGCTTCTCCGTTACTTGGACATATTCTACTTCTATTATACAATTATTGATCGTTCTTTCAATAATTTGTCAATATAATGGATACCTTTTGCCGTGACATAGGTCTGGGGCTTATTAATGACGTGGCTGCCCATCTGTATCGGCTTTTCTTTCACAACGAAATACCCGCGGTTGATAAACTCCTGATAAGGTGTATTATCTCTCATTAAAATCTTCATCTCCCGAAGCAGCTTGAAAAAGTTATTTCGGCCATATCCTAATATTTTCGCAACATCCCCCATTTTTTGATAGTTTTTTCCGGAAATGAAGCGATCAAATGACTCAATTTTAGGTTTTGCCTTTTCAATTTCCTCCTGCAGATCTGCCGCCAGCCTCAAGGCTTCGCTGAATGTTTGCGGAACCTGTGTTGAGTAACTTCCCGTCTTCCAGATTTGCGGAATAACATCATGTGTAATCCATCTTTTAAATGCACGCGCTTCTGGTTTTCGGCTAGACATGATCAGTGAATATAGACCCGGTTCATTCACTAAATTGGTTGCCCCCTGACGACCTATGTTTAACATAGTCCGTTCATCATCTTCAAGTCTAGCGATTGCCTGTGTAGTGTTTCTTACTTCCAGAATATCACATACATCTTTGGCAACAAACCAAACATCATTATCTATTAACATAGTTCGTAGTTGGCTCATTCCATAACCAAATACTTGCTGAATCTGGTTCATTTAATCACCTCATGTTTTCATTTCACACAATATGCCCGTACTACGACGCAAAATATCTTTTTACTTCCTGTCCTATCCA